TGATGCTGATTCAGATTGGGGGGGAGCTGGGTCAATATATTCTCATTCTGCTTGTACTGATTCAGCTAGTGGTTTTCCTGCAACTGGTACAGATGGTCGTACTTCTGGTTGTGGTCATGCTCGTACTAATTCACTTACTACTTGGAGACAATACATACAGTTAAATAGTTTTGGTATTGAAGAAGGAGGAGAAGTTAATTATGAATTTCTTTTTGCTTTTCCAAATAGTATGTATCAAAACTCTGGACAAACTGCTTATGTTCAAACCAAAGGATATGATGATAATGTACTGCAATGGGATTCTGGTCAGATAATTATAGATAAGACTACCTTTACACAAAACCCTTACAACTATAATGGAAATACTAATTGGGTTAATAATGTAACTGGCAGTTATGATTTTGCTAATGCTTTAGATAAAGTATATGTAGAGATAGGAGGACATGGAGAATATTTTTGGGATGAATTTCAATACAACGTAGCATACAATCAGATAACAACAGTAATAGAAACATACTTACAAGTAGTACAACAAGAAGAATTAATTAATACAACAATAGATATGTTAGATGACTATGAAGTAGTAGAAGTTTTTACTCCAGAAATAGAATTACCAGAAATAGAATTAGAATTTAATACAATAGAAAATGACATGAGTTTTGATGAACCTATAGTTATGGAAGAAATAGAGAGTTTTGATGCAATGACTGAAGAAATAGTACCTATAATAGAAATAGAGGAAAATTTATCCCCCATAAATGAGGACACAGAGCAACAAGAAGAGGTTGAGGTATCAGAAGTAGCCACAGAACCAGATGCAACTGACGAGCCTTCTAGCCCTGCTAACAAAGAAGTCGAAGAAAACACTACTCAAGAAGAGGTAGAAGAGGTAGCGGAAGAAAAAACAGTAGCAGTTAAGGTAGATACTTCTAAAAAAGTAGCAGAAAAAAAACAAGAGAAGGCAAAAAAAATTTTAAATAACTTTGAATCTTCATATGATAACGTGGCACAGATGACAACCCTTGCAATAGTAAATGCTTTAGGACCAGAAATAAAAACTTATGAAGAAATACAAATACAAAATGTTTCTCCGTCTTGGTATGAAGCAGAAGAAATATATTCTGACGTAATAATGCACGACCCATTAGGAAATTATTTTGGAGTGCGTGATAGTTTAACCTTTAACAATATGGTGGATATGCAATATGAGTGAATTAGAATTTGGAGGAGTAAAATTTCGTGGAGGAAAACTAGTTGGAATCTTAGTCGGTCTATCCACATTAATAGGTGGTAGCTATGGAGCATTCGAAGTGTATAAGGATTATACTAACATGAAAGAAATAATACATAGCTATGATGCTAGTCGGTTAGATGTGTTCGCAGTACAAATAACTAACTTAGAAAAAAAATTTGATGGTAAGATTTCTAATCTGGAAACATTAATGGAATCAGAAATATCTACTGCTATGGAATTAGTAGCTTCAGCACAAAGAGATGCTAGAGATATTCGTAATGAACTACGCAAAGATATTAATGAAGTCATGGAGCAGATAGTACAAGTAGATAAAAGGTCTAGGAATACAGAA